TACACTTTGCAGTTATTGATACTACTGGAGCAGTTACTGGTACTGCAAATACTATCGTAGAGAAGTTCACCTTCCTCAGTAAACTGACTGATGCTACTAGCGAAGAAAACGCTAACATTTATTATAAGTCAGTTATCAACACCATCTCAACTCAGTTGTTCCACGGAACATCGGTTGGTACAGATGCTAACATGGCTGGTGCTGCTTGGGATCAAGCAACTTCTGCAGTATCTGGAGCAATGGCAAGAGTAGGTGCTGAATCTGGTCAACTACAAAATGGTGCTGATGGCAGTGGTTATACCTCTGGTCAGTTTGCATCTGCAATGGATCTCTTCGTTGACACAGAAGAAACTGATATCGACTTCGTTCTCATGGGTGGATCCATGTCAACTAAGAGCGATACTCAAGCAAAAGCAACAAAAGTAATTGCAATTGCTGCAGCAAGAAAAGATTGCATCGCATTTGTTTCTCCTTTCAAAGGAGACCAAATTTCAAGCACTGGTGGTAATTCACTAACATCAGTTCAGCAGAAAGAAAATACTCTGGACTTCTTCAGTGGTTTGACTTCTACTTCTTATGCTGTATTTGATAGCGGTTACAAGTATGTCTACGATCGTTTCAGCGACAAGTATCGTTACATCCCTTGCAATGGAGACGTTGCAGGTCTATGTGTAGCTACTTCTAGCGTACAAGAAGACTGGTACTCACCTGCTGGTTTGAATCGTGGTGGCATTCTTAACGCTGTTAAACTTGCTTACAACCCTAACAAGGCAGACAGAGACGAGTTGTATCAGAATCGCATCAACCCAATCACATCACTCAAAGGACAAGGTATTACTTTGTTCGGTGACAAGACTGCACTTGCAGCACCTTCTGCATTCGATCGTATTAACGTTCGCCGTCTCTTCCTCAATCTTGAGAAGAGAGCTCGCAGACTTGCTGAAGGTGTATTGTTCGAGCAGAACGATGCCACCACAAGAGCAGGTTTCGCTAGTGCATTAAACTCCTACCTAGCAGAAGTTCAGGCACGTAGAGGTGTTACCGATTTCCTAGTTGTTTGTGATGAGTCAAACAACACTGCTGACGTTATCGATCGTAACGAATTTGTTGCTGAAGTTTATGTAAAACCAACTCGTTCGATCAACTTCATCACAGTCACATTTACTGCAACGAAGACTGGAGTTTCCTTCAGTGAAGTTGTAGGTCGCTGATATAAAGTTCCATATACATAAAAATCAATAGAGGTTAAAAGAAACAAATGGCAACTAAGTTAAGCAATTTTATCACTGACATTGGACAAGGCGTTAAGCCTAATATGTTCATTGTTGATATCGCATTCCCTGGCGAAGTCGCTGGGGCGGAAGGCGATTCCGACATGATTAACTTGCTCTGCAAATCAGCAGCACTTCCTGCATCCAACTTGGGTGTAATCGAAGTTCCTTTCCGTGGCAGAACAGTTAAGATCGCAGGTGACCGCACCTTCGACACATGGACCGCAACCTTTGTCAATGACAAAGAAATGAAGATTCGTTCATACTTCGAGCAATGGTTGGCAACAATCAACTCACACGAATCTAACAATGCTCCACTCTTCACACCTGGTATGACCGATGGTGGTTATTCCAGAATGCTTAAAGTTAAGCAACTTGAGAAGAATGCTTCCGAGTCTGGCGAAATCCTTCGTCAGTATGATCTCCACTATGCATTCCCAACCAATGTTTCCCAGATTGATCTTGCTTATGACAGCAATGATCAGATCGAAGAGTTCACAGTTGAGTTCCAGTATTCTTACTGGAAAGCAGTATCTGGTGAAGCTCAGAACGGAGCAAGTGGTAACAAAGATGGAGTTGGCGATCAGCGTCTAGTTCAAGGTTGATAAATAGATATAGCAATAGATCTGTTTTCATCTGATGAGTCAACTATTTGGTTTTATTATTAATAAGAAGGAGGGTCAGCAAGGTCAGTCCCCTGTCCCTCCCAACAATGAAGCAAACGTCAGCACTGTTGCTGGTGGTTATTTTGGTACGTATGTTGATCAGTCTGGTGGTCAAAATTCAAGAAACGAATTTGAACTCATTCGCAGATATCGCGACATGTCCCTTCATCCAGAAGTGGATACTGCCGTCGATGAAATTGTGAATGAGTTTGTCGTTAATGATAGTGATGACAAACCCGTAGAAGTTGATCTGGCAAATTTACAAGTTGGTGCTGGAGTAAAGAAAAAAATTCGTGACGAGTTTAATCATATTTTGCGTATGATGGACTTCAACACAAACGCACACGAAATTATTCGTAATTGGTATGTTGATGGTAAGTGTCATTACCACAAAGTTATTGACCTAGACAAACCTAGAAAGGGGATCTTGGAGTTACGCTACATGGACTCCTTGAAAGTAAGAAAGGTCAGACAGAAATTAAAAGGAACCGATCAAAACAGAACAGAACAAGAGAAAGGTTCTGCTTTGCAGTATGATTACGGCGACTACATTGAATTTTATTTGTACAACCCCAAAGGGTTTGCTGGTTCAGCTCCTTCTGTTACTGGAGCAATGGATTGGACTAACCAAGAAGGTATTAAAATTGCTGCTGATGCTATCGCGCAATCTACCTCTGGGTTAATGGATCTCAATAAAAAAATGTCATTGAGTTTCCTACACAAAGCGATCAAGTCTCTCAATCAACTACGAATGATTGAAGACTCTCTTGTTATCTACAGACTATCACGCGCACCAGAACGTAGAATCTTTTACATTGACGTTGGCAATCTTCCCAAAGTAAAAGCAGAGCAATATCTACGTGATGTCATGGCACGTTATCGTAACAAACTTGTGTACGATGGTCAGACTGGTGAGATCCGTGATGACAAAAAGCATATGAGTATGCTAGAAGATTTTTGGTTGCCTCGTAGAGAGGGTGGACGTGGAACTGAGATCACTACTCTTCCTGGCGGACAAAACCTTGGCGAACTCAAAGATGTGGAGTATTTTAAAAAGAAACTCTACAACTCTCTTAATCTCCCTCCTTCTCGTCTTACTGACGACAATAAAGCTTTTAATCTTGGTAAATCTACTGAGATTTTGCGTGATGAACTAAAATTTACTAAGTTTATTGGTCGTCTCCGTAAGCGTTTTGCTCAGTTGTTTCATGATATTCTTAAGACTCAACTAATCCTTAAAGGTATTATCACTCCTGAGGATTGGGATGATATGGAAGAGCATATTCAATATGACTTCCTGTTTGATAATCATTTCAATGAACTGAAAGAACAAGAGATGATGATGCAACGCATCACTCTTGCCACTCAGATGGATCCTTTTGTTGGAAAATATTTCTCCACAGAATACATCCGTCGTAAAATTCTTATGCAAACTGAGAATGAATATAAGGAAATTGATAAGCAAATGAGGTTTGATATTGACACAGGACTCGCTATCGATCCTGTTCAAATCAACATGCTTTCAGACTTGGAGCAGCAGAACAAAGCGTTTGAACCAGAGCTACAATCTGCGGAAGCTGATGCTGCTGCTGATAGAGAAATGAAGAAGATAGCAGCTGCTCCAAAACCTTCCGCATCTAAAAGTGATAAATAATTAGACTTCAACACATTAATATGAGTGATCAACCACTAGAGTCTGAAGTATTGGACATCGTAAATTTAATTGGGGATAAGAAAAGAGCAAATGCTCTGGACAAAATCTCCGATATTTTGTACGCAAAAGCGTCACAAAACATGGACGACTATAAAAAAGTTGTCGCAAACACTTTCTTTGACGAACCATCACCAGAAGAAGAATGAGACTAATAACAGAAAACATCGAAGATATCCAGATTCTCACTGAGGAGCAGGATGGTAAGCAACACCTATACATCGAAGGTGTTTTCTTGCAGTCTGAAATCAAGAATCGCAACGGACGCATTTATCCTTTCTCTGTACTAGAGAAAGAAGTAGGTCGTTATAATGAAGAGTACGTAACAAAGGGACGTGCGCTTGGCGAACTTGGTCATCCAGATGGTCCTACTGTAAACCTTGATCGTGTTTCTCATAGAATCACATCATTGAAAGCAGAGGGTAAAAACTTCATGGGCAAGGCAAGAATCCTTGAGACACCCATGGGTAACATCGCTAAATCCTTGCTTGGTGAAGGAGTCAAGTTGGGTGTGTCATCTAGAGGCATGGGAAGTATTGACCGACAGGAAAGTGCTTCTTATGTTATGGATGATTTTATGCTTGCTACAGCGGCAGATATCGTTGCTGATCCTTCCGCGCCTGATGCATTTGTCAATGGCATCATGGAAGGTAAGGAGTGGGTGTGGGATAATGGACTTCTTAAAGAGAAACATATTGCTGAAATGAAAGCAGAAATTGATAACTCTTCTCGTTTCGAGTTGGAAGAAAAAACCCTCCAAGCATTTGAGCGTTTTATTTCCGCGCTCTAATTTCATAAATTCCTAAATAAACTATAGATTAAATCAACAACGAACACGGGGAAACTCAAATGTCAGATATGCTTAAAGAAAAATTTGAGGAGTTTGCCAGTGAGCACGCCGCTGTCCTCGCTGAGGCGGGTCAAGACCCAATGCCTACAGTGACTGCCGCTGTGCTCCCTGGTGATTCTGCTGCTACTGGACAATCCCAAACTGCTGTAAATGCTAAAGCAGCATCAGGTGAAAGTGCAACTGGACATGCTGCACCAATCCAACCTGGCGTTGCCATTGGACAAGCAGCACCACAAGAAGTTAATAGTGTAACCACAACTCCTCACGAGCATGATGAGGATGGCGATGAGAATCCTGGTGCTAAGGCAGCAGCTCCTATCGGTGGTGGTATTTCTGGCGAACCCAATCGTGGCGCTAGTAATACCGATCTTCCTAACGGCACTGCTCCTTCATTCGGTGCAGAAATTGCTTACGGAACCAAGATGGGTGGCAGTGTAACCTATCCAATCAAACCTAAGTTTGAATCTGTAGACATGAGTGCAGACGTTGCTGCTCTAACTGAGGGCACCGAACTCACCGAAGATTTTGCTGCTAAAGCAAAAACAATCTTTGAAGCTGCTGTAACTTCTCGTCTTAACGAAGAGTGGGCGAAACTAGAAGAAGGTTTTGCAGCACAAGTTAACGAAGCAATTGAAGTTTCTAAAAAGGAACTTGCTGAAGAAGTTAACGGCACTATGAACTATGCGGTCACCAAGTGGCTTGAAGAAAATCAAGTCTCTGTTGATCGTGGCATCAGAAATGAGATTACTGAAGACTTCATCGTTGGTCTGAAGAATCTCTTTGAAGAGCATTATATCGCAGTACCTGACGAGAAAGTAGATGTTCTCGAAGGTCTGTCTGAAGATCTTTGTAAAATGGAAGCGCGTCTTGACGAACAGGTTAAGCGCAATATTGAACTTCAAAATCGTCTTAATGAGTCTGCTAAGACCGTAATTGTTAGCGCAATTGCTGAAGGTCTTGCTGACACTCAGAAAGAAAAATTGGCATCTCTTGCTGATGGTGTAGAGTTTACAACCGAGGAGGAATTCTCCAAGAAACTCACCACTATCAAGGAGTCCTATTTCACTAAGGATTCTGTCATTAAGGCAGAAGTTGCTGATGAAACCCCAGTAGAAGGTAGCGCAGATGATGTTTCGCCTGCAATGGCGCAATACATTAACGCTATGAACCGCTGGAATCAGTGATTCACTAAATAATTCTATCCACAATTCTCAATAAAAATTTCGGAGACACAATGTTTAACGCAGAACATCTCCAGGAGAAGTGGTCACCTGTTCTCAACAACGAAGCAGCAAGTCCTATTGCTGATCGTTACAAGAAAGCAGTGACCTCGGTCCTTCTGGAAAACCAAGAACGCTTCCTACGCGAAGAGCGTGGAATGCTACAAGAAGTTGCAGTCAACAGCCTTGGCGCTAGTACTGTTTCTCCTGCTGGATCCGCTCTCGGATCTGCTAACACGGGTGGTCTTGCAGGTTTCGACCCTGTACTGATCAGTCTTGTTCGCCGCGCAATGCCTAACTTGATGGCATATGACGTTTGTGGCGTTCAACCCATGAGCGGTCCTACTGGACTCATCTTCGCAATGCGTTCACGCTACGAGAACCAAGGCGGCGAAGAAGCATTGTTCAACGAGCCTGATTCAGGATTCACTGCTGGTCTCGATGCAACTACTGGTGCATACACCCCTAGAACTGGCGCTGGCGTCGGTGGCGATGCAGAAGGTAACAACCCTGCACTGCTTAACGATTCTTCACCTGGCACCTACGAGGTTCCCCAAGGATTCTCTCGCGAGAACCTAGAGCAAGCTGGCGATGCTGGCAAACTCTTCCGCGAGATGTCATTCAGCATTGAGAAGACTTCTGTGACTGCAAAGTCCAGAGCTTTGAAAGCAGAATACACCTTGGAACTGGCACAAGACCTTAAGGCAATTCATGGTCTTGATGCTGAGCAGGAACTTGCTAACATCTTGTCTAGCGAAGTCCTTGCAGAAATCAACCGCGAAGTCGTCCGTCGCGTATACAGCGTTGCTAAGCCTGGTGCTGCAAACAACGTTGCTAACGCTGGTATCTTTGACCTCGACGTTGACAGCAATGGTCGTTGGTCCGTTGAGAAGTTCAAAGGACTTCTGTTCCAAATTGAGCGCGATTGTAACGCAATTGCACAAGACACTCGTCGTGGCAAAGGCAACTTCCTCATCTGTTCTGCAGACGTTGCAAGTGCTTTGGCAATGGCAGGCGTTCTTGACTACAGCAGCGGTCTAACTGGCGCTGGCGGTCCTGCAATCGGTACCGTAGATGACACTGGCAACCTTAGCGTTGGTACGATCAATGGTCGCATCAAGGTCTATGTTGATCCTTATGCTGCTAACCTTAGCGATAAGCACTACTACGTAGTTGGTTATAAGGGTACTTCCCCTTATGACGCAGGACTATTCTACTGCCCCTACGTTCCCCTCCAAATGGTTCGTTCCATCGACCCTAACAACTTCCAACCAAAAATTGGTTTCAAGACTCGTTACGGCATGGTTTCCAACCCATTCGTCACCACCAACGGCGCTTACAACGGCACCCCCGATGGCGAAACCCTCTCGGCAAACGCCAACATGTACTACAGACGTGTACAAGTTACCAACCTTATGTGATCCATCACTTCAGGTTTCTTCAGACCTCCCGAAAGGGGGGTCTTTTTTTATCTTTACAAATATTGTGTAGTAATATATACAGAAAATAATAATTGTTATCTGTTGATACACTTTAATTAAATGTTTTAGTTTCCTGACATAATTAGTAAAAGAATTATGCGAGGTGCCTTATGCACAATCTCTTGTCAAGATCTCAGTTAGATGAGTGGCGACATTTTGAAGATACTATAAACCAAGCAACCTCGGAGCAAGAAAAACTTAATGACTACTATGAATGTTTGATAGAATGCGATTCGTTGAAGCAATCAGAATGTAAAAAAATCTGTAGGAGAATGTTTATGTGATAGCATCCACACATAAAGTGTTACTAGGAATCCTAAGGGGTTCCTTTTTTATTAAATATGTGTATGATGGAGTATTAAAGTGCCTAGAGGACGTATGCATAAACATGAAATGCTAGCAAGAGTGTATAAATTGAAGACAGCACTATACGATGAGACAACTACATTTGATTGTTCCTCAGAAGAAAGAAAAGAAGGAGCACATAATGCTCTCAACCAAGTCCTAGACATCCTACAGGAGTTCCGAGAGTGAAAGACCTAGACTTTATTGATGATATTCTAGAAGACGATGTAGAGGGTCTGAGAGCACGTATAGCGAAGGCAAAGAATGAAGTATTAATGGAAGAACCCTGTCCGTTTTACGAAATTGAAGATTGGACCTACGACTAAATAGTAGTGCTTGGGATGCTGACATACAATGCCTGCTAATTGGTATAAAGAACAACCAAAAAATAGAAACTATCTATCTCCTTTAGGTTTCCAACTCAAGTTGGAACTTTTTGAGGGGGTAGATTTTTTCTGCCAAAGTGCAGGCATCCCTGAAATTAACATGCCGTTCACAGAGGTTCCTACTCGCTTTAGAAACTTCCCTGTCACTCCTGGTGGTGGAGTTACCTATGGTGATCTACTTGTTCAATTTATAGTTGATGAAGATCTTGTAAACTACAAGAGTATACATGAATGGATTAAAAAGAATGGAGGATCTGAGGAGCACAGCAATGATGAGATAGAATTTTCTCAGGGTCAATTGCACATCACCACTTCAAATTTTAATATAAATCACATCATTGATTTTAATCGTTTGTTCCCAATCAGTTTGACGGGACTCACGATGG